AAAAGTTACTTAGGTATCGCAAAGGAAACCACTAAGGGTACTGCCGTTGCCGCTACTAACTTTATTCCGTTCACAATGAACTCGTTTAAGCCGGTTGATGTTATTGACCCGCTTTATGACGAAGGTTTGCGCGGATCTATGGCTCAAACTTACAATTACTTGCAAGGTCGCAAGCACACCACGATTGACCTCGGTGGCCCAGTATTTGCTGACACGGTTGGATATTTTATTGCGGGTATTCTCGGCGATGTTACAACTACAGGTGGCTCTGCTCCCTATACTCACGCAATCGCCCTCAAGAACGCGGTAGCCGGTAGCGGAGATGCTCAGCCTACTTCTTTCACTCTTACAGATTTTTATACAGCTAATACTCGCTATTACGCTGGTGCACAGGTTACCGATTTCGGTTTAACATTTAATGCAGACGGAATGTTGGAATACACCACAAAGTTGATGGCCTTCCCTTCAACAACTACAACAGCACCAACTCCTTCATTCTCTACCGTTCTGCCTACTCAAGTATGGACAGGAACAGTAACAATCGGCGGATCTACCGTTGGCTATACACGCACCGCAGACCTATCGCTTTCTCGCAAAAGCGAAGCAATCTTTGGCATTGGAAATACACAAGCTCCATATCAAGTATTTCTCGGAGCGTTTTCTGCTACAGGTAAAGCAACATTCGTTATGCAAGACGATACTGAACTTACTCGCTATCTTACAAATACTCAGCCAGCACTTACTTTCAACTTCTCTACAGGTACAGGCTCGACAGCAACTCAAGTTGCGTTCACTCTTACAAAGGGCGCGTACACAACAGCGGCTATTGAGCGCAATAACGATTATGTAGAAATCACCGTTGATTTTAATGGTATTGCTAATACAACAGATGTTGGCACAACCGCTGGCTACTCTCCTATTAAGTTCACTCTACAAAACGCATTGGCTTCTGGAACATACCAGTAGTCGCTAAGTCCCTAGAGGGGTGGCCGCCTTCCCCACCTCTCTAGGCTACAATTAACGAAGGCAAATGTTGGAAGGAATCCAAATGGAAAAAGTAATAACTCTCCCAAAATCTGGGGCAACCGTAGTTTTACGAGATCCGGCAGAACTTCGTCAAAAAGACCGCGAAAAAGTGTTCTCTATGATTTCCGCCGAAGATACTCCGCTTATTCAAACAATGAATATCACTAAAGGTTTAATTATGCTTTTAGTTAAATCATGGACTCTTGATTTAATGATTCCATCGGTTCACATGGCTTCTATTGGTGAGCTTGAAATGGCAGATTACGATGCTCTTGCTATTGAGGCTAATAAAGCGCAAGATATTCTCTTTCCTAATTTTACAACAGGAGATAATCCTGATAGCCCAAAAGACAACTTGAACGATTAGCATGGGAATTAAAAAACCCTAACGCTGATCGCGCTCCCGGGGTTAAATATCCCGATGCTCAATATCTTTATTATTTATGCGCTAAAGAGTTTGGCTGGACTATTGAGGAAACTCAAAATCAGCCCGCAGGAATATTAGATTGGGTTATTGCTATATTTAGTGAAGTAGGGATAAATGATAAACAGCAACATCAATCAAGTAATGAAAGCCGTTACTAAATATACGGATAAAATTGACATTGGTGTTCGAGCCGCTCGTGATGAGATGGCTATGAAGATGGTGCAGTTATCTAAAGAAGAAATTAAGGGAAAGCGCAATCCCGGAGAAAAGGCTATTCCCGGCGAACCTCCTATGAACCGAACTGGCAATTTACGCCGTTCGATTAAAGCTGAAAAAGTACGCTCGGGGTTTGCTAGCTATTCCGCAATCGTAGGGCCAACTATTATTTACGGTAGATCCGTAGAAGTAGCAGGTAAGTACGCGCCTCCTACTTGGTCTGGCGATACTCGCGCTAAAGGTTTCCCTTATATGGAACCCGCATATAAGAAATTTAAGCAAGTCGCATACGCTATTTTGCGTAAGCATTTAAATTACTAAGAAGGTGAGTCAATGGCAGAGTTCTTTCCTCCCGTAGTTTTCGAGATAACCGCTAAGGCTGGCGAGGCTATTGCTTCTTTCAAAGAAGTAAATATTCAACTTGCCGCTATGGAAAAAAATGGCGTACTTGCAAGCGGTGCTATGGGTAAATTNGAAAAAGCCGCCGGGTTTGCTAGAGCCGCTATTTTAGGTATTGGCGGAGCGTTTGCCGTAATGGGATTTACTAGCGTTGCGGCTTTAGATAAAGTTGAAAAAGCTCAGGCTAATTTAGAAACTGCTATCAACAACACGGGCGTTAGTTTTGACTCCGCTAAACCTTCCGTTGATGCTCACGCTAAATCTATGACNGCGCTTGGGTTTACTTTAGAGGACACTTATACCGCTCTCGCTAAAATGACCGCCGCCTCCGGTAGCCCTCAAGTCGCTTTAGATTCTCTTTCAGCCGCCGCAGATTTAGCTCGATTTAAGCAAATTGANTTAGCAACCGCCGGATCTATTGTTGCTCGCGCTTCCGTTGGGCAAGCTCGCGGTATTGCCGACCTCGGTTTGGCTATGGGTAAAACCGTACCTAAAGGCGCATCTATGGCGGAAATTCTTAAACTTATTCAAGATCGCACTAAGGGAGCCGCCGCCGCTTTTGGAGATACTCTTTCGGGAAAAATTGCCGTTGCTCGCGCTAACTTTCAAGCGTTACAAGTTCAGATTGGTACAGATTTAGTTCCAACTCTCNGCAAAGTAACGGATTGGATTACAAATACAGGTATTCCTAAATTCAAAGATTTTGTTGGATATATTAAAGATAATCAAGGCGTGTTCAAAGGCTTAGCCGCCGCAATGGTAGTTATTTGGTCAATTCCTAAAATTGCAGGAGTTGTTACGGCAATTCAAACGCTTATTACGGCTTATACTGCTTTGAGAACTGCCGCCGCTACTGCCGCTATTGCCGTTGCTTACGCAACAGCCGGAACAAGCATTATTGCCGCCACCGCCGCACTTACCGCAGGAGCCGCTATTTATGGCGGGTTTAAGTTAAAAGATATTCTTACAAACTGGAATGGAACTCCTACCGATAAAATAACGGCGTATAGAGCTACAGGACTTCGCAGAACTGCGGGAACAGCACCTATTGCTTCGCAAAATCTTGCAGGTAAGGGAGTGGCACCTGTTCCTACTCCAAAACCTACGGTTACTGCCGCACCTAGCGTTACCGTTTATGTTGATGGAAGCAAGAGTGCCGCTAAGAGTATAATCAACGGCAGACCTCTAGGGAGCCACTAATGACTTTATCTAATTATCAGTTTGCCTTTAACGGATTGACTATTGGCGTTGGCACTCCTTATACAATTGAAAATATTGACGGCTTAGGCGGTACTTCTCCGCTTCGCGTTCAAGATGATAATCGCGGTTACATTGACGGGTCTTATTCCGGGCGCGATTTTTACGATGCTCGAACCGTTACATTTAATATTCTTATTACTGGAGATGGAACGCATAACGCTCAGTATTATTATAAACAACTTCAATCAGCGTTTGCGCCTCAAGTTCTTGGCTATTATGTAGATCCGACAGTTAGCGGCTCGCAACCTAACGCCCTTCAACTTTTCCAATATCAGCTTACAAGCGATACGGGGCCAAAGCGTATGTATGGTCGCTCTCGCGGAGTAACTACCTCCATTAACCCTGAATTTGGATTTGGCTATATTCTCGCAATGGTTGATTTTTATTTTCCAGACCCGCGCTATTACGATGAAACCGCTACGACGGCAACGGGAACCTCGCCAACTCTTTCTAACACCGGGTGGGCTACTTCTAGTCCGGTTATTACTATTGCATCCCCTAGCGCAAGCGGATCTATTACTGACGGAATAACAACTATGTCGTTTGCTAATATCAACACGGCAGTACCGTTAGTTATTGACTTACTTCAACGCATAATTTATTCCGGTGGTGTTCCTACCCGAAATGTGATGACCGGATCATCTAATGGTTGGCTTTCCCTAGCTCCTAACACTTCATCGGTAACTTGGACTAGCACCGTAGGCTCAATGTCTATTCCGTATCGGAACGCATATATCTAATGCCTACCTATAACTATCGGTATGTGATTACAAACCTTTACCAATCTGGCTCATCCGCCAATCCGGTAATTGCCGAACTTCCATTTACCGGGGTTAATTTTACTCAACAACTTAATTCTAATGGAACTTTTCAAGGTCATTTACTTCTTTCCGGGTTAAATACTTCTCAGATGAATGTATTTAACGGAACACAACCGGGCAAAGTAATTATCTGGGTTCTTCTTAACTCTAACCCTATTTGGTCTGGAGTTATTTGGCATCGAGAATTTGATAGCGAAACTCAAACAATTAGCGTGACAGCGCAAGAAATGATGAGTCTTTATCAACGCCGCCGTATTGCTTCAACTAAAACTTANACCTCTGCCGATCCGTGTAATATTGTGCGCGACTTAGTTCAATATACCGAGGCTCGCTCTCACGGTAAAACCGGGATGACTTACGATTCTACAACCTCATCGTATTCTACAAGCAAAACTTATAATGCGTATGAATATAAATCGGTATATCAAGCCGTTAAAGATTTAGCGCAGAATTATTTTGACTTCCGTGTTTATCCTAGAGTTGTTGCTGGTGATTTAATTAACGAATTACTGCTAGGCGTTCCACTAGGCGTTCCCTATGTATCTACTTCTCGCATAGCTAAAGTATTTCAAATGCCGGGAAATATTGTTAAATATACTTTTCCGGAAGAAGGTTTTACTGCCGCTAATACTCTTTACGGCTTAGGTTATGGCGCAAACAATACAAAGCTAACTGCCACCGCAGTTGATTCCGATAAAATTGGAAGCGGTAAAGATTGGCCGTTATTAGAAGATTCAGCTAACTATATTGACATTGGCGATATTAACTTGCTTAAAGATGTGACNCTTGGACAACTTAACGCAATTTCTTATCCGCCTACAACCATTCAAATAGTATTGCCTTCTTATGTAGATCCTTCTCTTGGAACTTATAATGTCGGAGACGAAGCTCGGGTAAATATTACCGATGATTTCTTTCCTGATGGCTTAGATTTAGTTATGCGTATTGTGGGTATAGATGTTTCTCCCGGCGAGAATGGCCCAGACCGCGTAACGGTTACACTCACACGACAACTAGCGGCGGGGTCGGTTTCATAATGGCATATACAAATCTTCCACTTAACCTTCAAGATATTGTTTATTCAATTACGGATCGCGTTACTAAACTTGAAACGGGGCCAAATTCTGCTGCTACCGATGCAAGCGCGGCTCAAACTACGGCTAACTCAGCTCAGACTACAGCTAATACCGCACTAGCAAACGCGGCTACTGCTTACACGACAGCACAAAATTCTCTACAACCTAGCGCATACGCAATTCAGAATCCGACCACCAAGCAACTTTCTTCTATAGATGCAACGGGCTTAACTGTCTATGTAAACTCTCCAACCGCAGGTGCGCGTGTAGTTCTCAACTCTGCCGGTCTTGCTGGTTACAACTCATCGGGTTCTGCAACATTTTCTATTAGCGCATCAACGGGCGCAGCGGTATTTTC